GCATAATAGAATCTAAATCCTGCCTCTTAATCTCAAGATCACATATGGTGCATACAATGTGTGTTATAAGATGGGTATTGCTAAATTCATTTCGCCATTTATGTTGGCAAAGTCGGAGTTCTGCTTCTTTCATCACTTCCGCCTCCCTCTCTCGTAATGCCCTCATCTTTTCATATTGGTCTATTCTATGTTGGTGGATATAGTTTATGTAGTCTTCATCTGTTCCGTCCTGACAACATCCGTCACAACCATGAATCCCATCATCTAATCCATTAAGAACTCGGTATTCATCTGGGTCTGGGTGCCCTACTCCATGATCACAAATACGCTCCATGATTCCTCCTGTTTTACTCGAAATCATGTATTAACTCTTTCTCATCATCCATAGCACCACAGTCCTTGCAGGTGACTTGCCCATCTTGATCAAGTACAAAATCGTGTTCATGTTTTGGTTTAGGTGGCACATAGCGACCTCGCATGTGTATTCGTGGTTTAAGCATTACTGAACCTTATTTTCTTTTTCCCACGCGGCATACTCTAAACAAAAATCTGAGTACTCTATCTCTACGTAGCTTTCCTCTCGAAGGTACTCAATAAAATCTTCATCTACTACAACAACAGGCAAATTGTTTAACCAAATTGCGCCGTATCTCAGCTCTACATCAATCATGTCAGTGCCTTCTCTCCGTGTAGTGCGTGCTTTGCGTGTTCAATTCCATAGACTATCTCAACCTTGCTCATTCCGCCAATATCCTTTATATCGCTAGAGGCATAGTCAAAAAACCAACACTCAAACCACATCTCAATAGACTTCTTTAAAAAATCTTTAGAGGCTTGGTGACCAGCCTTGTCATTGTCCATTGCCACGACAACCCTGTCAGCGCCCTTAATTACATTTAACTGTTCTTTAGACACGGCTGTACCGTAAGTAGAAACACCCCCTAGAACCCCTACAGAGGCCATACGAGCCACATCTAGTGGGGATTCGACTACTACCATTAGCCCGCCTTTGTATTGATGGTAGCCAAACAAAGAATGGCTTTTCTGAATACCAGCGGGATAGTTTCTAAAGTAACGACCTTTTGAACCTTTTTCTTGCCAGCCTAAAAGCTTTCCTTCTAAATTTCTAATTGGAATAATCCAATTCTCTAAGCGATCATCATACAAAATGCCGTACTTCTCAGCGGCTTCTTTTGTTATTCCTCTACTACGTAAAAGTTTTACCGGGGGAGTAACGTAAGCGGCAAGGTTAGCCTCGGTGATATCAGTTGATACCGATTCAACTTTTGGTTTTGGATTAAGCGCTCGCTCTAACCGCATTGATAAATCGCTAGTCGTTGTTTTAACCCACTCGTCAGCTTCTTGCATAGGAATGCCGTTAACGTATGAAACAAGGTACTGCAATCCTCCACGAAATCCGCAAGAAAAACAGTTGTGAGCGCCAGTGTCGGCATTAATAGACCAAGAAGGGTTGCGGTCTTTTTTTCCTGTGCGATCAAAGTGACCGGGGCATAAACCTTTTACCTCTGAACCGCGAGCGCCGTAAGTTTCAATACCAAGACTTTTAAGAAAGTCTTCCATCTCCTCAACGGTCATGCGTCTAACTCTCCCGTCATTTCACGGAACGTTCCCTCATCCCATGCCCATGTTAAGAACGTAGATCCTGGTCCGCTGTTACGGCTTGCAAGAACGCTAAGGATACGAGTCTGGTCATCGCTTTCTTCTGGTTTTTCAAGACCAAACAGTACGTCGGCATCTTGAAAGAAAGAAGAAGAGTACCCAATAGAGTTTGCGGTAAGTCTGCCGCCCTTACCTTTTTTCCAGTCTAAAGACTGAGTAGTAATAACAATAGGAATTTTAAAAGTCTGCGCCAAACGTTTAAACCCTCTAGTTAAATTAGTTAAAGCTTGCGGAGTATTTTGCTCGCCAGTTTGTTCGTCTGTCATCAAATACATACCGTCAATAAATAAAATACTTGGGCGGTGTAGTTGTAACTTAGCGGTTACTCCACTTAGCGTTGACCCAGATGAGGAGTCGACAAGCCAAAACTTCTCTTTGTCTTCTCGCATTCTATTAGTAACAAGTCTGCTGTACCTGCCTTCTTCGTCTTCGTTTAAAGTTCCTGTAATTAAACGCTGGTGAGAAATTCTTGCACGCATAGAGTCGTAACGGTCTTCTTGCTCTCTGTTGCTCATTTCAAAAGAATAAAACATAGGCATTACTTCAGAGTTAACATGAATATTAATAGCAACTTGCATTGCAACAGTAGACTTACCAGTCTTTGGTGTTGCGGTAATAACAATTAACTGTTCGTCTTGAAGACCGTTAGTTACTTTGTCAATAGTAGGAAACCCAGTGGGGTAGCCAAGCAACCCATTTGGGATTAACTTTCGTTGTTGGTAGCGATCCCAACGTCGGTCTAATTCTTTGTCTTCAGTAATATCTATGTCGTTGGTTTTACTAAACCCAGCCTCGTCCATTTTAAGAACGCCAGCCTGTAAGACTTGAAGAGCGCCTTCGTGGTCTTGCTCTCTGTCAATCTTCTCAATCGCATCACGCAAAAGGTTAGCCGTGTAAACCTTACGTCGGGCTGAAGATAGGGAATCTAAAAGGTAGTCAATGGTGTCGTTAACTGGAACTATTTCGTAAGAAGGGTAATTGTCTTTAACTACGTCAAGGCTTGGACACTCTCCGTAACGAGCGTAGTGCTCACGAAAGTAAATCCAAATCTTTTTGTCAGCTTCATCTGAAAACCAAGATGGTGTAACGTTTCGGTCAAATAGAGGAGTTAAGTCTCTTTCTAAAAGAGCCTTGCTAAGTAATCGCTTCTCGTTGTTCATAGTCTCGCCATATCCATTCCCCAGTGCCCGTAACGTAACATTCGATCAGGTCTATCAATGACCCCAATTAATTCAGGACGATATGGTAACTGACCAATTAGATCTTCGATAGTCGTGTACGCCACGCAGTACCGAAAGGGATTAGTCCCGTATTCATCCAAGGTGTCCATAACTTTTGTTAACTCTTCTTGGTTTAAGTTAAAGGACGCCAGTTCAATCGTGTAAGGAGTTCTAACAGCCCATAAGTAGAGCTGGCTAAGAACTTCTTTTTTAAAAGATACTTTTTTTCTTGTTCTTTTAAAAACTTTATATTTTTTTGGAAGCACTTCGGTTTCTAAAAGAATAAAAACATCATCAGTAACAATAATACGTTGCGGTATGTCGTTACTTATATCCCCGTTTCTCATTTTAAAAAACTTCGATCTTTGCAAACCTAATTACAAAATGTCTAAAGGCTTCTAAAGAAGACTTTGCTATTTCAGCATCTTCTTCGGTTGCAGCCTTTGATATCTCAAGAGGGTAAGTTCCTTGATTAGAATCAATACGCGCTTTTACAAAACGAGTGTGCTTGCAAGTGGTTCTACCTTTGTACCCTGAGCAAGTGCAGTACAACTTACTTTCTGCGTCGGAACTAACTTCAAAAATGCTTGGGCCAGGTGTAGCCGTTGGGCTAAGAAAAACCTGTATCAATCTGTTCTGCTTCACTGATGACTCCGTCATTGTCGTAAGTCCCCTTCCGTAGATTCTAGGTCAATATTGTAAAAAGCCTCATGGGTAAAACTGCCCGTTGCCTCACCGTACCATTCGGCCCAGTTACCCTGCAAAATATTGGAAGTTACAATAGTCGGAAGCCCGTTATTAAACCTAGTCCTAAGCACGTGGTGAAGCATGCTTTTGTTCCAAGCCGAGGCGTTGTTGTGCTCTCGCCCTACGTCATCAATTACAAGGATCTTAACGTTTCGGTGCTCGTCAGAACAAGCGCCCATAATTCCGTCATAAAGAATCTCTCTGGACTCTTCAACTGAGTCGTCCATCATTTCGCCCTTTAAATCTAAAAGACCTGCGTAAGTTATAAAGTAACAAGGGCGAACGTCGTTAAGTGGGAACACGTCTAAAGAAAAAGTTCTAAGTGCTTCTTGAATAATTGCTGACGCAATTGTTGTCTTACCATGACCGGGTGACCCGTAAAAAGCCATACCCTTACCGCAAGAGCGTTCGCCAATAGCATCAATTATTTTATTGTCTTTAACTTTGCTTAACCATCCTTGGATGTCTTCAATAACATCTGCGGGTACGGCGGTAAAGTCACTAAATTCCCAGCCCTGCAAATGCTTTGGCAAACCTGCAGCTTTGATCCAAGTTTTACGTCGTAACTTTAACTGATCCGGATTAAACATTATTCTCCCCTTAATTCACGTCGTGCTTTTTCTCTTGACTTCTTTGCAGTTTCTTTTGCTTGAACGTTTGGCATTGTCATTCTGGCTTGACCCAGTAGACCCGGTAAACGGCTAACATACAACCTCCAAAGAATTTCAGCATCTTTATATTCTTTTATGTTTATCTGAGAAAAAAATATCTCCATAGCCTTAACTTCAAGTTCGCCATTTGTAGAAAGCCTAGTTCGAGCACCAGCTAACGCGCCAGAGAACTTGCTCTGAGTAACTTCCCACGGCGCAATATGAAACTGATCTGATATTCGGCTGGCAAACTCAAAACAAACATCTCGCACGCTCCACTCGGCTAACGGCTCTCCTTCTCGACCCACTTTTCTTCCGTAGTTCAAAGCAGCCTTAGCTTCTTTAAACTTTTGTTTTCGATCATCCGAAGCAGCCTTGTTGTCAACCTTGCGCTGGTCTTTGGCTTTTTTAAGTTCGTTGGTCAGTTCATCGTCAGGACCTGACTGTGATTCAAAGATTCCGCCCCATGCCATTTCACCCACCTCGATATTCATTACGTTGTAATCTTCCCTTGATTTTGTCAAGGAAGGATTTTTACTTATAACAGTAGAATTAGTAATTCTGCTTATATGCTCATTACTGGTAACTGTAGTGCTGTTTTGTGACCTCACACTTTGTGAATTCACGCCAAAGAAAAGAGCCTCTGCTTTTGTTGTAACTATCGACAAAGTCATGACACGATTGCCAATCCTTTGCTTCTTAGTCTCAATGTACTCGTTCTCCCTAAGTTCCTTTAGCCCGCTTAAAATTGATCTGCGACCCTCTTTAAAGTAAAGGCTTAAATTATCAGCAGAGATATTTAAATTATGCTGAATGATTCCCATGAGCAGACCGTAAGCCTTGGCGGACAACCCCCCTGTCATATAGCAATCCCAAAATCTTTAAGGACTTTAAGCACCGCTTGAGTAATTGCTTTCTCTAAATCTGGGGTGCGTAAAACTGTCTCAACCTGTGGGATTTTTTCCGTAACAACCTTCTCAGGCTCTACAAACGGTTTTCCTGCCGATACCTCAACCAACCCTACGCAAAGGTCGTAGCAAGGCACAGAAGCCTCTTTAAATGCCGCTGCTAAAGAAGCCGTAAATGAATCTGTGTCATTCCAAAGCAGAAGAGCCACGGAGTCTTCCCCGCTAGCCATCTCTACGACTTCTTGTATTGGGTTTGCCGAGTTATGAACGCTTGAGTTTCCAATGCTCATAACAACAGAGTTTTCTGGGCAAATTACCGTTGTTGGTATACCCAACTCGCTTGAGACTTGATGCGCCCATACCTGACCTTGGCTTGGTCTATCGTTAAAAGGCAAAACTAAAACAACGTCTTTACCTTTACCTCGATAGTAATCTTCAAGCAAAGCCTCAACGTTAACTCGGGTAGTTTCCCCGTTACCTGCTACAACTACAATTTTTGATCCCATGTGAATCCTCCTAGGAAGGGGATACTACACAGGTTTTTAGTTTAGCTACAAACCGGGCTGGGCAAGGTCCACTTCAAAGGTAGTTCCGTTAGTTAAATAGTTAGGAAGTTGCTCAATTAAACGTATTTGAGTGGCTACGCGGTTTTTGTAGTAATGAGATCGGCTTTCGTGAACCCCGCCTTCCCAGATTAAGTCGGCAATTGAGCTAAACCCAGTACTTCCGTCAAAATAAGGTTTAGCGATTGTAGCCCGTTCAAACATTGCGGAGTCTATGTGAAGCGTTTCTCCAGATAAAGCGTTTGCCCAAAAAAAGTATGGTTTTCCGTAGGATGCGTTCAACGGAGATAAAGTTGAAAAAGAATTACGAGTAAAATTTAATTGTAAATCTTGAACAAAAGTATCAGACGGCGCTTCAATTAAATTAATATTTTCTCCAATAGAAGAGATTTGAAAAAATCTGCCAGAGGCGTTTAAGACTTCATAGTCTCCGTCTAAATTTATTTCAGGAAAACCAAGAAGACGCACATCTTGACCTTGAACAAGGCTTGTTGTGTCAACGGTGAAAACTGTTAAAATTCCATTAGTTCTAGAGTACTCAATTACTTCATAAAACTCAGTTAAGTTTTGAGGTAAAGATTCACTATTGCTAATAAAAGTTTGGTTAGCGTCATACCAATCTACGCCCCATCCGCCCAAATAATCTTCTTCTCTTGCTCCAATAAAAGCGGTTCTTAGGTACCCAGTAAAACTGTACCAAAATCCCGGAAGAACATCAGCAAAGTCTGTATAAGACAAAATTACTTGATCGTTTGCTGTGGCCTCAAGTCTTAGAGAGACATCGCTGTTGTTTGACTCGTCTTTAATTAATAAATCTCTAGTCATTGTAGCGTTTTCAATAGTCCAAAAATTAGTATTAAGTTCAAAACTTGAATTTTTAAACTCGTTAACTCGGCTGGCTTTCAAGGTAATTTTAATAGTTCTGGCTTCTTCAAAGGTAGTAGGTCCTTCAGAACTTTGTTCAAGTTGCGCAGCGTCAAAATAATGAACTTCACCTTCAGTAACTCCTTCAATACGAACATACGGAATTGCAAAATACGCGTTTACTGGTGCTACATTAGTTGTAGAGATACGGGTTGCCCAAGAAGAAACTACGTTTGTTTCTTCCGATTCACCCGCTCTAGATATTTCTTCTGCGTTACGATCAAACCAACGTATATCTACAACAACATTTCTAGCAGTGGTACTTGCTTGAGTAAAAATAGAAAATGTATAAGAAAAACCTTCTTTTACTGGTATGCCTTTTGTTTTTGGTGCACTTAGCCCGCACGCAAACTCAATGTCTGCGCCAATGTACTGACTAGGGGGAGTAGATATTAACTCAGCAACTACTTTTAAACTTCCTGTAATTTTGTTTGGAAACAGAGCAAGAGCATTAGGCTCAGAGTACGCTACAAGTTCAGCAGGAAGTGCTACTGATAATGTTGCTCTGTATACACTTTCCCAGTTACCAATTGATTCTTCAAAAGAAGAATCGTTGTAGTTAAGCATTAAATTCTTACCCAATATAGTTTTTTCGTCATACCCAGAAAACGCTTTAATAAAGTTTTTTACTCCGTCAAGGCTTCCTTTTGACTTGTTAATAAGGACGGCGTTTCTTAACAAAATTCTAGACTGTTGTAGACCAAGCTCTGGTTCGTAAGCAATTCCAAACTGTTGCATCATTACTGGAATAATAGGAGCGTAAGCAACGGATGTGTCGTAGGTGTTTAAAAGAAGATTTGCGCTAGTTTTGTACTCGTCGTACCCCACAGCAAATATCTTTAAAAAGTTTTCAAGATCAGAGTTATTATCGTTATCAGTTACTGTAATTAAATTAGTGCTTTTATACACCGCAGGAATAGCGTCATACATTCTTGTAAAAGAATTAAAGTTTTTAGTAGAGATTCCTACTGCATTTCCAGCATTAATCCATGCCCCAGTTTGGGTGCTAAGAAGAAACAGCCCGTAGTGGTAACCGCTTGCTTCTTTAAGGCCGATACCGTTTGGGATTTCTCCGTCATCAATAAACAAACCTGTTGAAAAGTTTTTAGGTTCGTCAGAGATAACGGTTCCATCATCTACAGAAAGAGGAAATCCATAAGTATTACGAACTACTCTAATACGAGACCAGTCACCCGTTGGAGGGGTCCAAGTTAATTGAATACGTTGATAACCAACAGACTTTGCTAAAAATGGGGACGCGTTAAACTGAATCGCGGCGCTAATTCCAGATCCGTAAGCGGCTACACCGTAATAATCAAGCCCGTACCGTGCCATTTATTAACGACCAAAGATAGAAAGAATAGCAAGCTGGTCTATTTCTGCTGCCACTAAACCGTTTGGCGCTGAAACAACTCCCGTAGCGGAAACGCTAGCAACAACAGTGTTACCTGCGTTTCTCCAGTTTTGAAGGTTAGCAGACTGTGATGTTGCTCCCCGTACAGTAAAGGCTACGTTTGAAGCCGTTGCGTTTGTAATAACTTCGTTTCCAGTACGTTTAATGTATTGGGTGTGAGTGTCAGCAACAATTCCAGTTTCAATATTTGTTAAACGTTGTCCCAAAGTTGTAAATTGAGTTGAGTTAGCAAAACTGTTAGACGATACAGGAGTGGTTGAAAGGGCAGGGTTTACGCCAAGGGTAGTTTCAATTGCGACTACTTCTTCTTGAAGTGAGTTTGGGTCGGCAGCATCTACGATGTCTACCACGTTTTGCTTTGTTGTAAAAGGTCTAACACTTAACGGATAACTGGCTGGCATTTTTTCTCCTAATCTACAATTCCACCAGCGACGGTTATGGTTATAACCCCAGCTTTTGGAAGTTCATTTATTAAAAATACTGCGTCTGCGGTACCTGATTGCGCTGCATCTTCTCTTGCCAAAAGAGTTACATTTGAGTATGAAACTCCAGAAGTATTGGATAATGCTCCAATGATGTAGTGCAACGAAATTCGATCCGCAAAGTTAACGTTATCAAAAGCCAAAATTTCAGCAATAGTTGTTTCAACACTTCGTTGAACAACGCTTTGCTTGTACTGAGGAAGGGCTTGAATTGTTGCCGTTATATTAATTTCTTTAAAAGTTGGGGGGAACAAAGTTAAACTAACATTTGGCGGTGTTTTATCAATAAAAAACTGTCCAATTTTGTTGCTTAACTGGTTAAACACAGGGGTTAAATCTCCATTGCCATCTACACCCGGATCTCCAAACGGCGCAATGTACAAGTTAATGTTTGTATAAACCTCAGAGGTTGCAATTGCTTTTGCAACACCAGCTACCTGAACAGCAAGATCACTATAGTCACGTAATGAAACCGCTCTGTTTACTGACCTAATACTTGAAGGGGCGTTTACTCGAATAGAGTCTGTAGATTCAGTGTCTGCTCCTCCACCCGCTGAGTTTGTGTTGTTAACCGTTAGACCAGGAGTGTAGTTAGTAAGAATGTTTGTTAAAGTGTTCGCGTTTACGTTACCAATAGTTCCACCACCTACTCGGTAATTAACAAGAATTTGAGAGTTTGCTGGCGGAATTCGTCCACCTACGCCGTCACCAAAAATAACAGATGTAGTTTCTTCTGCATCAGTTTTGCTGTAAAAAACAGGGTCGATACCAGCAGCATCAATAATGTAAGGAACAGCGTTATACACGGTGTCGTTTACCGTAACGCTAATGCTGTCGCTAATTACAGAGGTGTTTAAAAGAATAAACTGTTGATCGGAGGTACCGTCTGAAGCGCCCGCGTCTTCGTCAATATAGGACACGCCTTCTGTTGCCAGTACGCTAGTTTGACCAATAGCAGCGCCTACTGCCGCAGCCACCGTAATTGCTGCGTCTGTTTCAAAAATAATTTGAGTGTTTACGCCATTTACAACCGTAGTACTTCCAACCTGTGTTTTAGCTGGTACAACAATTGCACTTGTAGTTGGGTTAGAAAACGTTAAAGTTGCGGTAGCCGGAACGCTGTCGGTAGGTGTATAGCCAAGAATGTCGGCAATGCGTAAAACGCTTTCTCTTTGGCTAGCGGTAGTAAGAAACGACTCATTAGCAGCCCTATCAATATAGTAATTTAAAAGGTCTCCCATGTAAGCGAACATTTCAAGCAAAATAATGCCAAAGTCTGCCGAGTCACGGCTAGTCCAGTTAGGTGCGTAAAGAGGAATTAAATTTATAAGATCTTCACGAATAGAGGCGTAGTCACGAGAGGTGTAGTCAACTTGCGGTATAAAGTTAGCCATCGTTAACCTCCCTGAATAAGTTCGCCAGCACGTGTAAACGTGCCAATTTTTGCTGTTAAGCTGTCTGTTTGTTTATTAGGCAACATATAGTCTACATAAATAACAAAACCTTCGTCACCTAACTCGGCTTCTTCCTTCGTCACCTTTATAGATAAAAGAGATAGTTCGGGTAAGTATTGGTTAAACGCAGACGTTATAGCTCTATTTAAAAACTCACCAACCACACCTTCTGGTTCAAACACGCATCCTCTAGCAAGGCTTCCATAGTTAGGTCGCATAGACCGTTCACTTGGCTCAGTAAAAATTACACCAATGACACGATCAGACCATGTCTTGGAAAGCAGGGTTGTTGTATTAACCCCACCAGATACGCTAAAAGAAAAAGGCAGTGAAATTACTGAACTCATTACGATGCTCCAATCCAAAGAGGGAAATTGGGATCCCCGCCCTCAAACATTGCCCACACAGCCGCGTTTGGCTGAGGCAGGTACTTTCCTACTAAACTGATTGTAGCAACCGCACCTGGTGTAGCGGCAGCAGACCCAGCGGCAGAGTAATTTAAATAAGATCCCGAGGCGTCTGCTAAGGCAAAAAACTCTAAGTACTCTTCTGCTAGCAAATTTAAAATAAATGAATAGCTGATATTTTGACTAGGTGCAGTTCCGCTATGAACGACTGTCATATCTGAGTGATTTCCAGTAACGGTTCCTCCGCCATTTGGAGCGACGTGGGCATACGAAGTCACGGTATGAGCGCCGTGTAGCCCAAGAGAAGTAAGGGACATAGCGCTATTAGGTACGTTTGTCCCATTTTTCTTTAGCCAAATAGATAGGTTACTAAATCCTAAAGTGTCTTTTTTAACAACAGCAGACAAATTAATTAAATAATCTCCCTCTTCTTCTACATAGAATTTGTTGTTTTCTAAGTTTATTTTGTTTGAAGTTTCTTTCGCCCACCCAGTCACTTTGGTAGCGCTAGTGCCCACGTTTTGATCGGAAGTGGTTAAAAAAGTTCCGTAGGGGTATTTGTTTTGTGAAATAGCTCCGCCAATTGGCCACGCCCAATTAGTAACAGATTGACCTAAAACTTGCGGGACTATAAGGCTAACTCTTCCCAGTTTTTCTGGGTCAGCTGCGTCAGCCACAATAGCTCTGTAAACTCCATAAAACTTAGTATCAGAGGACACCCTGACTCCTTAGCTTATTAACTACAATTTGCGGTCTAGTTTTTTTAACAGTTACTTTTCCTAGGTTACCTGATGGGCTAACCCATTTTTTAGCAATAATTACTTGATTTGCTGTCAACGGTTTAGTTCTATTTTTAATATTACCAAAACCTACTTGAGCGTTTTTACTCTTAGCAATTGATCCTTTTTTTAAATTAGTTTTTGGTTTTACATTTGTTTGACGAACATTAGGAATAATTGTTCGCTTTGGCCTTGAGTTTGGAACTTTATCCCCTGAGACTGACGCCCCTAAAGAATCAGTTCCTAAAGTTAAAGTTGTGGTGTAAACAAATTGGGTATACCCCGTAGAAGTTAGTTTGTGGTGGGCTTCTAAAATAATCCAAAACCCAGAGTAATCACTGCCAACCCCGTCAACATATACCGCTGCGTCAGGGTGAAGCCCTGGATCTCCAAGCGCTTCCGCAGTTGCTCTGTAAGGAAAACCATTACGTTCATCAGCAGATTTAGATTCGCTTTTAGCAACAGCGTAATCGTTTGCCACAGTTATTGTAGAAAAACGATCAAAGAACTCAGGTTCAGACTTGATTCTTGTTGTTTTAGGTCTTTTTTGGTTTGTTACTTGAATAAGTTTTCCAGTAAATGCGTCTACTCCAGAGATGGCTGTTGCAGATTTGTATTCCCCGTCGTGCTCTAGGCTTTCTCCAATTAAAGGGTCAAAAGAGTACAAAGTACTTCCTTGAGGGTCGCTTGAATCTCTTAAAACAAGAGTTTGCGCGTTCTTTCTGCCTTCGTCATACAGTTTAAGCATAGGTTGAAAATAGATTTCAGCGTTTTTAAATCTTGCAGAATAGCCACATTGTTTTGCTAATTTGTTAATCATTTCCATATCAGTTAGCCCAGCTTGGGAGATCTGAGGGTAAACTCTAGGATGAGGAGCAACTTTATACGCAAAATTGTTACGCTTTGCTATTGCAATTACAATTTCAGATGCTGTTTTTTCTTTGTAAGTTGCTTGTGAAGTTTGTTTTAAGTAGTACGACGCTCCAATAAAATGTACTTCAACATAATTTTTACCAGGGCTTATTCTTGGTGTTACGTGGTGGATGTACCCATTAAAGTTTTCTTGACTGTAGTCTCCGTGAAGAGTAAATTCCATAGGAGTTCCTGGCCTAATGTTGTTGTAAGAAGGCTCATAATCTCTAAATGTAAACACAGCAAAATCGTGTTTATATCTAGTCTGCCAAAGGTTCATATCTAAAACTTGTACCAAAGACTCCCCAGCATTAGGAAATTTTACGGAAACAAAGTTATACATTTGGAATCCTTAAAACCTTACCTGAAGGTATATTATTTGGATCTGATATTTCAGGGTTGTGGTCAAGGATTACCCACCACATGTCTGGTCTGTTGTAGTACTGCTGCGCTATTGAATCTAAACGCTCGCCCTCAACGTACGTGTGCTCTAAATAAGAAAAAGAACCTAATTCATCAAAAGAGTAAAAAACAACAGCGTTAGAGTCGGCTTCTTGCGCAACAGCAACAAAGTCAACTACAGAGTACTCGTACCTAGACCCTTGAAATATTCCCATGATTCTCCTTTAAGGGGCAACAGGTGCCGCTATACCTTCGCTTGCAATACCAGCAGATGCCATAAGGTTCATAGAAACCTGTACGTCAGTACGTATAGGCGTCATATCTTGGCTAAATGAAATGTGATTTACTGTCAAACTATTTATGTACCCCACATATGAAGCTGGACCAATGTCTACTCTAAGAAGGGTAGCCGATAAGTATCCAATGTCAGAGGTTTTTCTTCCACTAATGCTTGTCCAATTAGGTCCGTTAACCGCTTTATAGATATATTCAATATCAGCAAGCGTACCAAGTTCCATTAATTCTTTAATTTTTGTTCCCATTTTTTCACCCTCAACCAAAGAAAACCCACTTGAATAAAAGTCAGCCATTTGTTCAAATACAGGGCTATCGGCTGCGGAAGAAAACAAAGTTAAAGACTTTGCATAATTTTTCTTTAAAAGATTTCTAAGGCAAGCAAAGTCGTTTGTTCTATCTATTCGGATAGTAAAAGAGATAGTTTCACCGCTTGGGAATGCTCCAGCAACACCAACAAATCGATCAGCTGGGGTAGGAGTAATTTCAGTATTTAAAGCTACAGATGTAGAAAAAGTCTCTGGGTTCCACATAAATTGAAAACCGTATTTTCTTTTGTTTCCTACGTCCTGCTCTTTAGCCGTACCGTCACCAGTGTTGTAAGTGTTTTTGGTATTGGCGTACCACCATATACGTCCCCTGCGATATCTCTCGTCTACAACACCCAAACCATTATTGTTTGGATCCGTGTAAAGATCTGGGTGCATTTGTTTAGGGGTTACCGCAAGACTCCACTTGTGCGGAGGCAAATTCCATCTATATCGAAGTGGCTCAGTAGGCGGTTTATTTTTTTCTTTATCTTTTTTGGCTTTGGCTGCCGCCTTTGCTTTTTCTATCGCTGTTTTCTTTCTCTGTGCCACTAGTTTTGCAGCAAAATTTGGGTCTATTTTTTTTAATTTTTGAATTAAAAGATATTGTGTAATTTTTGCTGCTTTTGCAGCCGCAACTTTATCCGCAGCGGCTTTAGTGGCTGCCGCTCTCGTACGATCTTCACTAGTAGTAATAACTGGTAGGCCAAGGTATGACATTATTTATTTACCGCCTTTTCACGAATACTGTCGTTTGATAAAACACGCTTTACTTCTGCAGCAATTGCTTTAACATCTCCAGCAGATTTTTCTGGCATGTTAAACGTAATTGTAACTCCACCATAATTAATTGTTTGTGGTGAATCGGAACCTCGGTTAAACATTCCATTTACTGGGGCTGGGGTTAAGCCTTCGCCTCCCATAGGTTGCATAATAAGATCGCCTGCGCCTCTTCTTAAAGTAAGGTTATTTCCAGAAGAAGGCGGTATGGCACCAGCAGTCAAAGAGTTGGCTTCAGCGCCAGACAAGTACGCCATAGGGTCTAGTTTGTTTGCATCTTTACGTACTTCAAAGTGTAAGTGTGGACCCGTAGATGAACCAGTGTTTCCGCTATAACCTACGATGTCACCAGCTTTGACTCTTGCTCCACCTTCAACCAACTTACGGCTTAAGTGACCAAAAAAGTTTTCAGTACCATCTGAGTTTAAAGTTTTAATGTAATTTCCAAAACCCGGTGCATCAAAATTAGTAGCATCTACAACGCCATCAGTTACGGCGTAAACAGGAGTTCCCTCAGGAACACCGAAGTCAATGCCACCGTGAGGTTTTCCATAAGAAGGGCTTCGCTGTCCGTTGTTAAATGTAAGGTGACGAACTTTACCAAACGCACTTGTTATAGGAGGTCTTCCAGATAACGGATAAATCATCCCCCTAGCGGCTGTGGCTACATCATCGCTTCCGCCACCTTCACCGTATTCTTCTCCTTCACCATAAGGATTCATTATTGAACCAGCTATTCCTACGCCAGTTCCAACAACTGCACCACCAGGACCTGCAGCAATAAAACCTGTTGCGGCTCCTTGACCTGCGTCAAAGGCTATATTTGCACTCGTTCTTACCCAGTCTGGGACATCTGCATTTTCATTTAAATATTTTTGTGCTTTTTCTAGCCCTGCGTAAGTAAGCGCGGCAAGGGCAGCGCGACCTCCTTTCATCCCAATTTTACTGCCAAAACCTTTAGCCTTACTAACGAAAGATTTAGGCCCACCTTTAAACATATTAGTTGCGCCTTTTACGCCTTTACTTCCAAAGAAACTTCCAAGGGCAGTTCCACCAAGGCTACCTAACATTCCCATAGCCCCAGATCCAGAACCGTTTCCAGAACTTGCAACTGTATCTGTAAAACCTTTAGTTGCTGCTGCGGCTCGAATTATGTCTCCAATTATTCCAGCACTTCGCGCAGCATCAGCAAGTTTGTCGCTTGCTGCAGCCAAAAGTTCGTTTGCTTTTTCAAAACCAGTAAGAACAGATGGAGCAAGCGCTTGATTAACATTTAAAGAGGCAGCATTTCTATCGCTCATACTTTCAACAGCGCCAGTAGTTGCACCAGCCTGTTTAAGGGATTCTTTTGTAAAAGATCCTCCACCAGCCTTTTGGTACAAAGCCGAAATAACACCTTGTCTAAGAACGGGGTCATTACCAAAATATTGATCCATCATAGAAGCAAGAGCGTTACCCGGCTGCAAAGACATGGACAAGTCTTCTTTAGAAATTTTAGCTGACCCAGTTTTTTGTGAGTTAATGCTTTTCCACAGGTCGTTAGCGATGTCTTCGAACCCACGCTGTAATCCGTCAGCCCCACGAACGTTAATGCCAATCATACGAAGCATATTTACGTTTTTACCCTGGTTTAATGCACCCATTGCTTGCATACCGCCAGATACGCCAACGCCGGGCATAAGGTTAGAAACCGTTGCGGCGCTTGACGCAATACTGCTAAAGTTTTTTAACCCAGGCATTAAGCCTTGGGTTGCGCCGATCATTGATGCGCGAGCGGCGTCTAAAGGATCTGTAGTTGTTCCTTGACGAGCCATTTGCATTTGAGTTGCGTTAGCGTTTTTACCACCAAAAAACCCAAAGCGAGAACGAAGTAAATCTTGCTCAAACGCTTCTTGCACTGAAGGCAGCGCCTGCATTGCTAATGCACCAGCTTGAAGTACAAACTTTAAAGCACCTAAAGCAAAGTTTTTAGGTCCCCCACCGCCCCCGCCAGTGCCGTTGTTTTCGTCAGTATTTTTAGTTCCAGTAGACGTGCCAAAACTTGAGCCTAGTAAATTACCTGAACCACTGGCTGGAAAAGCGCCTTTTAAATTTTTAGATATATCTTCAGAAAGTTTTTTAGTTTTTTCAAGTTCTTGGTTTAAAGTTTTAAAAGCAGAGGTGAGGTCAGCAACAAGCTCGGTTTTACGGCTAAAAATGCCGCCGCTACCGCCAGTACCCATCGATGATGCGGTATCTTTAGCCATGGTTACCTCCTACGCCCAGATCTTTCAATCCAATTTTTGCGTTCACGAAATGACAATGATCGGATATCCGTCAAAGTCCACCCTGTAAATGCGCGAGTTAATGCTTCAAATTGGTCCAAAAGATTTACGTAGTCCTCAGTCTTATACGCGAAACAACGATACTAAGGTCAATGGCATAGGAATATCCTCACCACATGCCTCGCAAGCCTTCTTCACCTCCCCAAGGCGTGGGCCTGGGTTACGTTCTAGAATTTGTTGAACGAGTATTTCACGGTCTTTCCAACTAAGTTTTAGTACTGAAGGAGCGCCCATAGAAGGGCTTCCATTAATAGATGCTACACACCCAGACAACAAAATTGTGTTTAATTCAGATGCTGTTTTTTCAGAGTTTTCAAGCAGTCTTCGTTGTGTAAGACCAGTCGGTAAACCAACAATTACAGTGCCCAACTTTGAGGTGTATTCCCATAGTCGATCTTCTATAGGGTCATCCAAAGTTACGATTGGAATGTCAGTATCTAAATCTAAAACAAGTGTTTGTTCTGCTGAACAACTAGGGCAAGCGCCTGAAAACTCAATGCTTTTACCAAATGTTGCTCTACGAATTCCAATAAGGATTGCGTCTCGGTCTCCTGAGAGAAGAGTACCTAGGTCTTCTTTAGACGTAGACTCCATACCAAGTGTTACAAGTCCTCGTTGTAGCATCGTGTTTAGTGCACGACCAGTGTTTCCAGAACGAGCAATTGCTTCCTCGTCCGCACCGTTTAGTTCACGTACTTCTGCGTACTTAACTAAGGCGCCTTCCCGGTTAATAAATCCTCCGGGAAGGACGACCTCAGTATCAGACGGCGCCTGAGTGATAACTTGTACCACGGGCTCGGCTGCAAATTGTTTAGCGGCTTGTGCTAAAGATTGTGGATCAGAGAGCATTTGCTCGGTCACGATTAGTTCTCCTTATTTTTTTATTACGTGGTTACTAGCGGGGCGTACGGAGTAGCTCCACTGCCCTGAGTATAGAACACAGAGAGACCTTCGTGTACAACGCCCATAGTTTCAACCATAAGGTTGTTTCCACCAGCATCAAGGTCTGAGTAGTTCAAAGTTGAAATCCAAGCATTGTGTACATGGAATCCCATCTTTGGTGTGTTTGATCCACCTTCACCAGTGGGTGTAGCAGTTGCGTTTGATGCTGCTGGGTGATCCAAGACGTAAATCTTGATATCACAACGGAAGTCGTTACTGCCTAGGGCAATTCCGTCTCCAGCTGCCGCAGCAAATAAATGCTTCATCCAGTTGATGGCTTGTTCGTTCTTGTAAATAACCCCACGGTTAAATGAGATTGGGTTGAACGTAGTCATGCCTGGTACTTGGTGAATAGTGGTGTTGTAGCCACCTTCGCGATAAGCGATGCTTGCAGTGTTAATACCAAGACCAGAGATCTGAGTAAAACCACCAGTAAAACCAGTAGTGATTTTTGAATTTACTGTTCCGCCCTGTTGTGGGGTAAGGAACTCTGCATAGAACCGAAACGAGCGAAGCGGATCGGTAGCTACGCTTGAAAAGCGATTAATTACGCTGTCTGTTGCCATTTTTTATTAGTCTCCTTTACGCCACAGTAACGGTGGTGCCACCGTCAAACTGGCCGATCTTGATGATTACAAATTCTGCTGGACGTTGTAGAGCAACACCAATTTCGATGTTTACTTGACCAGCATCAATAGATTGTTGTGGGTTTAGTTCAACGTCGCACTTTACATAAAATGCTTGGGTTGGAACTGCACCACGTAGACCACCTTGACGCCAGAAGTCTGTTAAAAGACCTTCTAGTGTTGCAGTGATGCGACGCCACAAAACTCCGTCGTTTGGCTCAAAAATTGCAAACTGGCTTAATTCTGACAAAGCCTTACGCAAGTAGATGAGTGTACGACGAACAGGAACATACTTAGAAACATATGAACCATCTAGTGTGCGTGATCCCATAACAACAATACCTGAGCCCGGCACAAACTTAATTGCGTTTACGGCAGCAGAGTTGCTGTTAAGGTTGTCAAGTTCTGAGTTAGTTAGAGGAGCAACTGAAACCGCTCCACCAAGACGTGCCGCAAGACCAGCAGGTGCTTTGAAAACGCCACGAGAAGCATCTGTAGCTAGGTATAAACCAACTACGGCTCCACCAGGACTAGCAGGAACGGTTACGCCCTGTGTAGTAATTGTTGGGTCTTTAATCACGATTTCTGGGTAGTAAACAGCGCCATAAGATGTTGCTGTGTACGAATCAGCGCGAGTAATTTGATTTGCTGCACTTCCTTGAATAGGATCAATAACAACAAATACATCTCCGCGGTTCTCTGCGTAAGAGGTAATTAAATTTACCGCTGTAGCGCCAGTTACACCAGGAGCGTTAAGAACTAGCGAGCTTTGAATTACGTCAAATGCGTTAACAGCAGCAGCAATTTCAGCCTCGTCAATTCCAGCAACAGCAGGTGTTCCGGCAGCAAGTGACTCGTTTGTCGCAAGAACCGGAATACGTAGCGTTAGGCTAGTTGTAGCTGAGTTTTCGTTAACTGCTGATAAGTAATTAGATTGTGAGTTAATCACAGATACTGCGTATCGGTTGTCAGTTGGTGTCATTGTTAAATCAGTAAAACGCTCAACAATGTTAGTTGCTGCCGTTCCTTGATAGAACACTGTCACATCAAATGCTCCCAATACAGCAGAGTTAGTAATTGACACGTTAATTGCGTTACCCCATGCGCCAACGTTCTTAGCGTTTAAAGTAAGTGTGTCGTTAGGTGAAGTAGCACGATCCGCAAAAGTAATTGTTGCAGAGTCTGCGCTAGGGTCAACTACGCGCGTGAAGTACGCTTGACTTCCTCCGTTTGAGAAGAAGAGAAGAGCAGCAGTGTGAACCGCTTTTTCAGTCGTCCAGCCTCCATAGAGGCTTACGTATTGACTCCAGGATGTAACCAGAGTGGGATCAACTGGACCACGATCCATAGAGCCAATGAATGCAGCGACTGACTGCGAGGTTGTGCTTTGAGCTGGTGGAACTAAGTTGAGGGATTCCGCAACATAGACACCAGGACGAAGGTATCCAGCCATTTATTTATCTCCTTTGAGAGTTTCTAGGTTTATCATATTTTAGACCGGTTGAAAGCCCGATGGAAGGGTGCTAGGTGTTGTTTCGAGATTTACTATTTCCACTTGAGGTGTTGCTAGTAACGCCTGAGCAGGTGTCATTTCGCTAACCACTCTGATACTAAAGACGTTCCGAAGAAGTCGTCTTCCATCCTCGACTGAGTCGCGCTTTACGAACCCTTCGAGAAACATATGTCGAGCTACTACGCCAACGCCATTATCTTGAGGGATAATTAAGTGGCCAAATTTGCCCGGTATTTTTTTGTTTAACATTTCAAACATAATACTTCTGTCATGACGCGGGTGACGTGAGTAAGAACTGACTTGGTAGAACAAGTCGTAAGTTGTTGGAGCATAGTAAGAGTAAGTATCTGAAGAGGTTGCAGTTTGCGTTCCACGGTTTGTATTATCAATCCAAAACCCAGAATGCTGTCTGTCGTTTGCCTCTTGAATGTCGTACAGATCAATAACCAGATAAGGGTAGTCTTGTGTACGAAGTTCTACATCTGGATAGCCAAACCACACTTTAACGTCTCTAGTGTTGTTCTTTAGATCACTTACTGTAATGCCTTGTAAAAGTGCTTTAAGTGCTTTATCTTCAGCAAAAATAAATGCATCATCTGAAACGGTCACGGAAGAATCCCTTCCGAAAATAAGTATTCAAGAGCGTCTTGCGTAATTGCGACTTCAAGTTCTTTATTAACTGAACGTAAAACAGGGCGAATCACAGCATTTGGGCTCATATTTTCAGAGCCGTACTCTGATTCAAAAATGTTAGTTTCTTCAGCCATCTCATAAGACAACTCAATGCGTGCACCTTTTGAGTAGATGCTCATCTCTTGTGACCAGCCAGCATCAACTATGCGGTCTTTAAGGCGGTTGTCTAATTGCTCAGAAAAAGTACTGGCAAGTCTAGAAGCTCGAGTTAAGAAGTCACTCACTTCTTTTTCTTTTTCTTTGCCTTTTTGATGCCGTACATATACCCAAGTCCGACAGCGGCTAGCGCTAAGGCTGACTCTTTTGCACCGGGAGCTTTATCTGTTATGCCACGGATGAAATCGACCTCTGTAGGGCCGTCCAACCATTCAGGTCTATCTGACATAGCAGTCTCCAATCGGAGTTCGCAGGTATATTACGCAAAAGGGCAAAGCCACTCCCCGCATGGGAGTTAATCCAATGGTAAATGAAAAAGCCCCCTTGCGGGGGCTAAGTCATTAATCCTTGTCGGACTTTTTAATCTTTTTAATAATCTTGGCGTCGATCTTCTTATCCTCTGCCATAGTCTTAGGCTTCTTCTTGGCACCGTGGGCTTTGTCAGCTTTTTCAAACTTAGCCTTCTCGTCCTTGTCAAAGCCTGCCTTCTTAAGCATCCCAGAGTCCTTCTTCTTGTCCTTAAACTCCGTGTACTTGCCCTTTATAAATCCTGCAGCCATTACATGCCCTTTTTTCTTACCATAGTTGACTTCTTAGCTTTTGACTCAGACTTATTTTTTGCATACTTCTTATTAGCTGCGGTCAAGGTCTTCATACCGTGCTTGTCTTTTGGCTTCATGCAACCACAGGTGGCGCACATTACTTCTTCTTCTTTCGGGCTGCTGCCATATTGTCGATTAGATTGGGGTAAGGACGACCAGCAGCCTTAGCGCGAGCTTTAGCAGCTGACTTCTTTTTTGTAGTTAGCTTCTTATCTTTACTTGTTGGGTCTTCTTTTTCCCATACTGGTTTGTCTTTTGCCACAAGTGCTCCTTATTTAGACTTATTATTATAGCGAATAGTTGCTTTTGGCTTACGAATAATACCGCCAGACTTTTTACGGATTTTAGCGCCTCCCGTTTTGTACTTGCTACCAGTCAAGGCAACATCTACACCCTTTGATGGGTTTTTTCCCGCTCTTTCGCCAATACGTGTTGCCATGTTTCCTCCTAGAGTAGTGCGTACTGCTGGAATTGCTCATCATTGACGAGTTCATCTGGCATTAGTTGAATTAGATCCATTTCAATAATTGTGTGACGGTTTGATACCTGACCTGATTGCTGGGTTCTTATTGGTCGGTAAACTTGGTCTTTCCAGATTGCTCTATAACGGTTAGCATCTGAGATGTTTGATTTAACAAAACCACGTTCTGTAAATAACTCTGGGCTTACAGATTTAAGGTCATCTACATTTATCGTTAAATGCAAGGTATCCGTATTATAAAAACCTCGGTCATTTAAATCGTTTCTACCTTGAGTAATTGAGGCGCGAGATACAGGTAATACGACTGGGCCATCCCAGACTCGACCTAAGATAATGGGCTCAACATCGTATACGGGATCGGCAACGGAGTCTATGGAGTTAAAGAACCACCAGTCTAAAGATGTACCAGCAGGGTTGGTAAGGTCTGCTGTAATTCCGTCACCCATTGAGTTCAACTCAAAGTCTGAGGTAAATCGACCACCAGGGGCGCTAGCTCTCACTGGTTCTCCTAACTCTTATAGAACATAAGGTTACGCGCTAAACGCTCATCTGTTGGGTTTAACTCCACGGCTTTCATGCCGTATTCAAGGGCTTTACTTGTCTCACCTAAATTATAAGCAGCAATAGCCGCGTAATCCCAAGGCGCAGACCCCCAAGCAAATTCTTCACATAAGTACTCAAGAGGCTTTACAGTTATCTCTAGCGCCTTCTCTGCCATCTCTAAAGACTCTGCCCACATCAATTTTTCATAGTACATTTTGGCTAAGTCAACATATGCCTCTCGTCTATCGGGGCATTCTGCAAAAGCTTTTTTAAACCAATATTCCGATACCGTCCAGTCATCTTCCATCTTTGCTAGATAACGCATAGATGCTGCTCGCTCTGGTTTCCACAAAGCCCTAGGTAGTTCTAGGTGGCGTTTAAACTCATCTGTTGACTCTTGAAACTGTCCATAGAAGAAAAGTTCACGAGCGTAGTAAAAAGCGTTTCTATCATCTAGTGGGTCTTCTTTTACAGACTGGGCAAGCAGTGGCATGTACTGTGAACGCGGTTTTGCATTATCAGCGTGGTGATGAATCTCTAAGTCAATCCAGTTTTGAACTTCCGCAATTCGATCCGTAACCATTACTTCATGAACTGGGTGCTTCCATCTATAGCCATGGCGCGAATGAATTTTATCTCCGCCGTATTGTAGCCCCGGCGTTCCATCAACATTCCAATTCCACGTGTACTTGTATCTAGGTCTAGTTGTTTGTGTTGGCGTAGCCTCTAACGCTTTGCGCCATCCTTTAATAAGAACCTCGTCCATATCAAGTGCAATACAGTAATCAATGTCATTTGGTACATAGGCAAGAGATGCGTTTCGTGCGTCATCAAATCGCCACGGTTTAATAGAAATATCTATAACGGTAATGCCAAGGCTTTGCGCTAGTAGTTTAGTTTCATCGGTAGAGCCCGTGTCAGCAATAAGTAGGTAGTCAGCTTCTTTAGCGGAGTCATACCAAGGTTTTACAAACTGCTCCTCATTAAGGGCAATTGCGTAGACGGCTATTTTCATAGCGCCAGTTTATACTAATCGTCGATTGAGTCGGGAGCGACTATGTCGTGCCCAATTACTTCGCCAGTGTCAACGTTTTTTACCTCAAAGGTTTCATACCCACGAGCGTCTAAACCAAGACTTGTTTTAACTACATTCATTATGTGAACCTCGCCCAATATCCGTTAGATGTATTAACCAAAGGTACCGCAGTTGTTGGAAGATTTGTTTGAGAGTCAAGGTATCCACGCATGACAGGAGCCAAAGAGTTAAGCACTGCTGGGGGGTACCCAAATGCTAGAAAAGAGGTTCCGGGAGTGGTTGCAATAACAAGGATTGCAAATCCGTAGCGTTGACCAGCAACAAATGTTACAGGCACGTTTAAGTTACGAGAGTAAATAGTGTTACGAGTACCAAAGATTGTCGCATCATTTGCACTTGTGGCCAGTCTGGTGGCTGTTGTGTTATCAAAACTGTAGACACCCATTTGAATAGTAGTGGCACCAGTTGTTGCAGTACCCGCAGAGGCTACCGCCACAGACGTTGCCGTGTGGGTATGCATAGGAGAAAAGAATGTCCAGTAGACAGTCCCACTTGTAAAAACAGCAGAACGGTTGTCATAGCGTGGCGTTACATCAATTACTTGATCAGACAATTCAAATGTTGCAGAGACATGCTCAACTAGAGCTACTGTTCCGCTAGCGTTTTGAATAGTAACTGTGCGGTCAACAGTAGGATCTTCTACAGTTAACGTAGTTTCAAATGCGTCTGCGGTAGCGCCTTCAAAGACAATGCTAGAGGCTAGGTTTAAACCAGAGAACGTTGGCGCAGTAACTGAACCACCAAGGGCTACAACGTCAGTACCAATAGTAATGCTGTCATTATCTAACTTAGCGTTAGTGACATCTCCATCAACAATCTTTGCAGTTGTTACTGTGCCATCGGTAGGTGTTCGTTCGTCCGATAACCTAGCGTCGCTAGTAGTTACTAGTAACACCCAGTTACCAGCGTGTGCATAATAAGCACTTCCCGTGCTGTGCACGTGAGCAAACATTCCGTGATTATCTCCAGCTGGAGGTAGATCTGCAAAAGCATTATAAACTTGCCATTCAATTCCAGATTGACTATTAATCTTGTTAATGCCAATAACTGCTTCGGTAGATGTTCCAGTATTAGTAATCGGACCAGTTACAGATACAACACCAGAGGGGCCTGTTGGTCCAGTTGGACCTGTTGGCCCGGTAGGTCCAGTGACAGAACTATCTGCACCAGTTGGTCCAGTAACTTCTGGACCTGTTGGTCCAGTTGGTCCAGTTGGTCCAGTAGGACCTGTAACAGAGGAGTCTGCACCAGTTGGTCCAGTTACAGATGGTCCGGTAGGACCTGTTGGTCCAGTAGGACCTGTAACAGAGGAGTCTGCACCAGTTGGTCCAGTTACAGATGGTCCGGTAGGACCTGTTGGTCCAGTAGGACCTGTTGGGCCAGTAACTGTAGATGCTGCTCCAGTTGGGCCGAGAGGGCCTGCAGGGCCTGTTACTCCTGAAGAGTAAACTAATGAGTTCCAAGGAGTTAAGCCGTCACCAACTTTAAAACGACCAGTGTCGTGTTCGTAACCAGCCTCACCTTGTGAAAGAATAGGGTCTGCAGATGTCCACGCCGAAGCAAGGTCACGTCTAAATTGAATCTTAACTGCCATAGTTTATCCGCTCACATTTCCTGCGTTAATAGTTATACCTCCACCATAAACGGTATTAGATGCGCCCCCGTCAAGATTTGCATTCTCTGGTCCAGTAGGGCCAACGCTTCCAGTAGGTCCAGGAACCGTAGATAAGGGTCCTGTAGGCCCAGTAGAGCCAACCGGTCCTGTAGGTCCAGGAGTAACGGATAGGGGACCCGTAGGCCCTAGATTACCCTGAGGACCAGTTGGACCTGTTGGGCCAAGATCTCCCTGAACACCTTCAGATACAAGTAATCTCCATACGCTACCGGTCCAATACCACGTAGTACCTTGAGCAGAAAACTGCTCATTAAGCACCGGGTTATCTGGAAAGTCGATTGCCATAGTCTCCTACTTAGTTATCAGTTCATTATAGGGTGGATACCTATTATTATTGGGGCATATTCTGTGTATTTTCATCCATAGTAGCCATCCAATTTTTAGCTAAATACGCTTGATAATCCGTACGTATAGCCATAATAGAGTTATCGAACTTTTCCTTTTGGAAAGGTGCGGTACCTCTTTGGTAAAGGCGTTCATCATTAGTAGCAAGAATAAAAGGTTGCCCTGCAATTGCTACATCGTAGGCTTCAGCAGTATTAGTCCAAGTAGCAGATGAAGATGTGATACCAATGTCCACGGCAATAGCACGTATGGCTCTGCCT